AATCTTTTCATGGTAAATCGTACGTATTAGTTCTTCCCGGCTCTTGAATGCACTGGGGAGCAAGTCAATGCGACCTATTTGTTTGCCATTAGCTATTCCGCAATGAGGGAGAGCAAGGAGATGGGAGCTTCTTTGAATCTTAAATGTTAGACCAGAAACATCGATTCCAACGTCCTTGGATACTTTCAGGACGTGTCGTTTTTGCATTGGTTCTGGTAACGATGAAAACTCTCCAACGTTCTTCTCTCTTCGAGAAACTCGGTTCATCTTATCCGCTTGCGACTTTTCCCACTCCCTATACGTCATATTCGCCGGAACTTTATACGTCTCGCCTGTATTCGGATCCCGTGCACGTCTTTCAAGCTCCGACATATCAAAACCATCAATTACTGCCACCGTTGTCGAGCGACAATGCGGATGCATCGGAGGGTAATTCTTGCCGGTTTCCCGATCTTTGAGCTTGAATTTTTTGCCATCCAGTTCCTGGCAAATTGTTGATGTTCTGGCATCTAGAGTAGCGACATATTGATATTCTTCGAGCCCAGCTTCCTCGTAAGCAAGCGCTTCCATCTCGTTAGCAACATACGCTGTTTCCGTTCGCATGATCCGGGAAGCAGCATAGTTGCTGTCGATCAACGCCTGATCCTCAACCGCATTAAAACAGCGCCTCCAGCTCTTGCCCGTTATCATGTTCCGCTCGACAGTGTCCCGGATGCGCTCTGCAACGATTTGCGTGTTGCGCCAAACACGACTGGAGTAATGGCCTCCAGACCAAGGCTCGCGCATGACGCTTTCGATTTGTTTGTCTGTAACTCCGGCAAAACTAAAGCCGAGGCCCGTTCCGCGCTGCAGGTCAAACATTGTCCGGCTGTACATTTCTAAACCAGCCTTATGCAGGCCAGAGGTAATGGTGTCAATCTGCCTCGGAGCAAGAAGCGCCATTCTTGCTTGAGCGCTTACCTCAATGGCAAGAAGACGATCTATCCGGGCTCTATAAGCCGGAGCATTGACCCTAGCCATTAACCGAGCTTTCGTTGCTTTGTCTTCGATACCGGAGCACATTGCAATAATGCGCTGGCGTTCGGTTTCTGATATCGTCTCGCTTAGAAATGAGATCGCTTCCTCACGTGTGAGCTGTGAATGTTTGGCGAAACTCCCGATGATGCGCTCGATGTCTTCTCTTATTGAATCGACTACGCCAAGATTGAGCTGGTAGATACGCCTAAGATAAGGCTCTGTTCCCCTCTCGATGGTGATCAGGCGCGCTTCTGCGCGGCGCTGCCAGTAATTTACCGTCCGTCTCGCCACACGCCTCACCTCTATTCATCGTTGTCTCTCGAATGCTCACCAAAAGCTCCAAACATCTCTCTTTGCCTTGACAGTTTCTCTTCGCGCTCGGCGAGTAGATCCTTATAAGCCTGGTCAGCGTCCTTGACAAGCGGATGCGCCTGTAGGAGCAATTTGTCAGGCAACAAGTCAGCGGACTGAGTAATCATCGTCACGGTTTCAAGGTTATTCGTCACTCTCGACTTGTTAAACTGGATCGAAACGAGATCCGCATCGTAGTTTGTGTTGTTCTGCCGGTTGAAGTCCTCAGTAATAAACCAGAAGTACTCCACTAACGCCGGCTCTGCCTCTGTAATCATGTTGTTAGCTTTAAGATCCAATAACGAATATTGGAACTCCAAGCTAATACCGGAGGCCGCGTTGCCAATGGAATCCTTTGTTGGGTCCACAGCACAGCCGAAATAGTGAATAGATTCCCAAAGCTCTTTCAACCAATTAATCCGACCTTGCATCTGCAGGTCAAGCTGCTGCATTGTTACATTGTTCCCCGCCCCGGCAGCTCCCACGCTTACCGCTCGGTTAATCTCAAGCTTCTTGACGATTGCGGACGCAGCGTCACCGCCAAAACCTTGGATGATCGCGTAGAACTCGTTAAAGTCCATCAGATTGTTCGTTCCCTTAGACGCAACCAAGTCATAAGCATCAATCAAATCTTTGTAAACTTGCAAATCAGTGAGAGCGTCTGAGTTATTCGCCATCTCAACGAAAGGAACTCGTCCCCAGTTCTTGTTCTCCCTCGATTTCTCTACTTGTGTAACTCCGTCCACGCCATTCACATAAGTCACAGTCTCATAGTGAGGACGAGAAGCTTTTGAAATCGCAAAATTACCGTTTTTATCACTGGTGTATTCCGTGACATCTTTATCGGTCCACCATTCCGCCACTGTTACCGTCTCTGCTTTACCTCGCCCTGAAGTCTGCTGGATTGAGTAATGACGAATGAACTCAACAATTTGGTTATCATGAACCGTATCGTAAATGGCAATGCCTTCCGTCCTCGGAACAACAATCTGCCTAAGCTTGCCATCCTTGTCTTTGTAGTGATGAACCCAGGCTTTACCGCCGAGAGAAGCCTTGCGTTCCCAACGTAACAGCATCCTCCTGAACTTCGCGCCGGTAGTTTTGGCGAGCTCATTCTGGTAAAGCCACTCTTCATTGCCTGTTGTTCCGTCTTCCGATGGTTCAGCGCCATCGACAGTAATCGAAGGCTCACGACCGGAGATGTAGGCGACTTTCTGTTCTACATGGTTGAACAAGAAACGATGCTGCATCCGATGATTGGATCTGTTCGGATTCGAAAACGCTACTTCCTTATCGACTTCTTTTCCTTCATCGTTAATCACACGATCGATGATTGTTGATTTCCTGAAGTCATAAGCCTTGATGTCTTGATCGCGCTTGTAGTATCGCTCCGCATCAAGCGCAGCGAGATACTCAGCTGACTTTTTATCGTCCTCGATGAGACGTTTCAAGACCTCTTCCCTTGTCATCGGAGCGTTGGCGGAGATCCGCATGTTAATTAAATCTGTCTGAGTGATGATCATCTGACTGTCACCTCCACCATTTCTTTTTCTAGGGCATACCGAAGAGCATCAATCCAATGATTATCGCGATCAACCGGCTTCGGCAGCACTTTACCGTTCCGATCTTCCTGATATTTGTATTTCTGCAACTCACTGATGAGCTCCGTGCAACGCGGATCAACGATGATCTTCATGCGTTGCAGCCACTTAATCCCAAACTCAACCGAGCCCGGGCCCTTCTGCGCCGGGATTGCCTGAACGCCAAAGTTGTTAAGCTCTTGGATAGACTTAGGCTCTGCGCTGTCGCAGGTAATTAATTCACGACTTATAACCGGCTTCAGCATCGTTGCAATATCATCGTTCAATAAGTTCTGACCACCGTCCGTATGAAAGACATAAACTTCATTCTTCGCCCGATCAAAGCCGCAACGGATAAACGCTGTCGGATCCGGAAAGAAGCCGAAGTCAAGCCCGTTGTGGTATTTAGCCCAGGTCTTTCGGAGTTCTGTAAGGTCTCTGGTTTCCCAATTCGTGAAGATCAAGTTACCGAGCACGCCCCAATTCCCGAGGGTGTAAACTTCATAATAATAGCGGTCTGTCTCGTTCTCGAGCTTTGCAATATCGTCAGGCGTTAGCCATCGGTTATCTTTATATGTCGTTTTCCGAATGAGTTGATTCTCATTGCCGTAATAGTTCTTAGTCTCGTCCCATTTGCCTAAGAAGAACTCTTCATAGATCCAGTGGTCTTTCAGGATAGGGTTGAAAATCAAAGTGATGCGCTTGATGATGGACTCATCGCCGCCACGTAAGCGCTTCTGCAATTGTTTGTAGTCGTTGTAGTCTGTTTCCGTTGCCTCTTCTACAACAACATCGGTAAGCACACCGGTTGCAGGTGTGATTGACTTGACTTTCTCGACATCATCAAGGCCGGCAAATAGGACCTGACAACCACTCGCCTTATGCGTGATCGCCATCTCGGTCTTGTTGATAGAGAATTCTTTCTCGAGATCCATGCGAACGATGCACTTGCGAATCTCGTTAAAGGATGAGTTGCGCAACGTCCTTGCCGTTTTTCTGACAATCAGGTAATTGCGCTTACCGGTCATCACATCTCGAACAGTGCGCTGGCCAAGAACCCCGAACGATTTACCGGAACTTGCGCCACCGTAGAAGATTTGCAACGGTCGATCGTCTGTCAAGAACTCTGCATAAGCGTCGTTCATTAATCCGCGCCACACACCATCAGGGATGACTGTATGCGCAACGTTTCCGGAGGTTATCTCCGCCGATTTCACAATCGCATCAATGCGCCGCCCCTCAAGCTCAAGCTTTCCGTTTTCATAAGCCTGCTTGTGCTTGTCCATCGGATTGATGAGAAAATAGCGTTCTAAGAAATCGAGCGACTTTTGCCGGTCTTCTAGCTCTATCTTGGTTGTCTTGCCAACTGATATGGATTTGATCAAGTTTCCGTCAACCATTTCAGAAGGCATTAAATATGCTGCATTGTGTTCACCATCATTGCCCCACTGCATGAATCCGGACATGTCTGAAAAAGCAATCCGCATGTGAAGATCAATCACATCATCGACACCTGCCAAGATCGTTTCACGCTTCATGCGCTTTAGGTAATCAATAAGATTTCGGACCTTGGGCTTCTGCAAAAGTTCATAGCCAAAGCTTCGAATTGTGCCGTAACGTCCTTTATAACCCGCCTTGTATGCTGACTGAGTGGCGTTATAACTGCCAATGTAATGGATACAGAAGTCTTTCTCTTTGTCGGTTAATGGAGCGTCTTCGATCTCTTGCACAATACGCTTGTTCGTTCGCTTTTTTCGTTGGTGTTGTGTTGCGTTGCAACGTTGCAGTTTTGACTGCAACGGCGAAGTAGAATAATCCCACTTATCACGGCTCTTCCAACTACGAACCGTGCTAGGTTTTACCTCTAACTTTTCCGCAATCTCCGAAGGCGATAAGCCTTCTTCTCGATAGAGGCGTTTCGCTTCCAGTCTCTTTTCAATGGCTCATCACCTCCTTTTGTGCATTAAAAAAGCCACCCTCGCGAGTGGCTGTTATCCTATAAAATAGAAAACCGCCCGGAGGCGGTTTTTTGCAGAGACATGCTAACAGACAGAAATACCCATTTTAAGGCAAATAGCTAATAAAAACCTTATCTTGCAATGAGGTAAAATCCCCTTTCCTTGCGTGGTAATAAATTCTGTTCGCAACAATATCGGCCATTCGGATTCCTGCACTGTGGCTTGAATCAGTGTATTTTAAAGCAATATCAATCATAGTGGGGCAAATAGGATTGAAGTATATATTATACCTATAATTGTGTGTTCCATATTTAAATTCTTCTAACAGACCTTCCCGCAACCCATATAGCCCGTCAGTTGCTGTTGAATGTTCATCGCATTGAATGTACATACGTTCAATCGTAGGAAAAGATATCACGCCTTGCACATCCAGAGCCTGTAAAGCTCTCTTTAAACCGATCTTGAAAGCGTAGTCAAGGAATCGTTGTTTAGATTCTTTGTGATCAAATATTGTCGTGTGTAATCGTTTTTGATCAACCACTACTCCAAACTTATGCACATTGTTTAATGATCTAAACAGAGACCCCTTCCCCTTATTGCTCACCGTTGTCGCCTTTATTTCTCCTGTCACATTTTCTGATGAGCGAATTGTTTTTTCAACGTTTTTATACTTTCGTAGTGCTGAATCCTTATCTTTTTTTGATAGAAAAATAACTCCACCAAAAACGAAGAAATCATTGTGGATATAGTCAAAAACTCCCGATTCATCTGTATAAATAAAAAGGTTCATTCAGCTCCTAAAAAAAGCCGCCTTACGGCGGCCCTCACGGCTGGCGACATTACATGTCGCTTAAACGTCAATTCAGTCCCGCGAGTGTACAGCATAGTCTCCTATCTGCAAACACATAATATCATGTTGAAAGAGAAAAAACCATACCTAAACAGCACATTTATGTTAAAAAAACTGTGCTTTTTGACTGGTTTTCTTCATTTATTGTTCAGGTATACCCTTCCAGCGAACATTTTCTACAAAAAAAGCAGACACTTGCGGTGCCTGCTGACAATTTTTCTAACTTAATAATAAAGCCTTGAAAAATACTGTCAAGCTGACATTTACTGACATTTACTGACATTTACTGACATCTTTTCATGCTTTCACACTAAAATGTTCCAAAGCGTCATCTATCAAACGATATGCTTGTCGTTCACTGAAATTCATTTGTTGTGCTATTGCCTCATAGGTAAGCCCCTCGATAAACCGATACTTCAACGCTAACGCTTGCTCCGGATCGCAGAAAGCATCGATCTCAGATTCTATTGTCTGGCAGAGTTTCGTGTTACGCTCAATGCGCTTTTCGTACTCCATAATCTGTGTGATTAAGGCTGCAAGATATTTTTCCCCGCCTTTAGGGTCTCTCGTGCCATGCAGCGTCCGTGGAATGCGCATAACGGGAATCGAAACATCTGACGGAGTAGGTTTAGGCTGCCCCTCTATTTTCTTTCCGATGACCGTCTCCGTGACATATTCGCCCGTCCAGCCGGCTGAGGTCGCGCCAATCGCGTGATTATAAGAAGTCATCTGCTCTCGCAGCGTCTCAATGCGTGATCGGCAATACTTTGAGTCGTTTACAGCGTGTCGATACGATTCAAGCCGTTCTCTGGCGCGATCTT